GATCTATACAATTAAATCCAATATAGTCTGTAGTTTACCTTTTATTGATCGATTATTAAGAGTGTTTCTTAATCCTGCATGAAGATTTTTTGGCCAGCATTCAAATGCACACCAGGCATAAGAGCTGTGCTCTTCATTTAGTCGAGGAAGAAATTCCTCACTCACGCAGATCACATAGGTATGAAAAAAAAATTTTTGATCGTTGCTGGTGAATAATTCTAATGGTATTACTTTCTTAAAATCTTTTGAGTAGCTTATTTCTTCTTGGATTTCTCTCTTTAATCCTTCGAAAGCGCTTTCTGTGTATCGCATGCGTCCGCCAACCAAACCCCACATGCCACGAGTTTTATCATCGTTGCGTTGTAGGAATAGGAATCTTTTCGTGTTGACTGCGTAAAATAACGCACCAGAACATATGATATTGTCTTGCATTTAATGATTATAGCACAAGAGTCCACTTGCCTGCAATATAGACGCCCTCGTAGCTCTTTACCCATGTTGTGCCGGCCCATTTGTACTGTATACCGGTGTTTAGATTGGTAACGTAGGCTACTGTGCTGTCAGGATTGCTGGCGTTCCATGTTACACTCCACTTGCCTGTAGAACTGTTATATTCTATGATATCATTGATACTGGCCCTTAGATTACCCCAAGCAGCAGCATCAAATGTGTTGGTACTATCGCCAATATCATTGGTTATGAGATATCTTTGACCGTTTGTTGGCGTGCCTGGATCAAAAGTTAAAGGATTAATTATTTTACTCACAGATGTTAGAGTATTTTGCGGTATAGTATCCCCATCTATACTGAATAACAATATGCTCTCATCCAGTGGAGATAATGACACTGTACCCACAACTTCGTTGCCATTCTCTTGAGTTAATTTAACCTGACTCAGACCATTGGTCACTCTACCGTATTGATTTAATAATACATTCCAGTTCAATGGATGTCCAAATTGTTCAAAGGGATCTAGATTGGTTTCGGCTCGAGCTCCTGTGTAAAAACCATCTCCTCCCGAGCTGACATTGGTGCCTGAACTGCCCAACAATCTTAACTGATTGCCCATTAACAATAATGAATAATTGTTGGGAGTAATATAAGATTTAGATATCAGTGTGCCATCTATCAGTCCCTTGTCTATTCCACCATTGTCATCATAGATACTCATGATAATTTTTTGTATCACTCCTAATTTAGAAACTTTCACCGGCGGTGACAACCATATTGGCATGCTGAAACTGATTGATGCCACGTCTATCTCTGTGTCTGCGCCCACCGGAATGGTTCTTGAACTGAAACTTACTCCTGTTAATTGTATATAACTTAAACTGGTCCAATCTATGTAGTTGTCGCTCTTCTGTATTTCAAAATCAGGATTGAACAGATACAATATCTGTTCCAATATCTGTAATTTCATATCTGTGTTAGTGGTATAGATATCAGCGTTGACATTCAATCTAAATGGGCTTGGCATGACTTTTTCTATGGTATAGCCAGCGCCCATGGTGTTGTCATACTCGCCCGTGTCTGGATTGAGATTCCTCTCATATAAATTTTGTTTTTCAACATAATAGGGATTCTGCATTCTTTCTCTGTCGTATTCTAATCCTGTGATGTAGGCAGCAATCTTAGGTGCAGATTGCAGAGCATTGGCACTGTTATTTCTAATGATGTTGGCCACCTGTCGAGTCATGTCACCGTAGGTGACCGGAACCTGTCTCAAGGCCACTTGTCCATCAGCGCCTTTGCCTGTCTCTATAGAAAAATTACTCAGCACCCTGATAAACTGGGTCATAAATTTTCTTATTTGACCGTCATAATAATGCAACACTATGCTACCTCCAACCAAGTTCGTTTGCCATTAATAATTTTCCAAGTCATACCTCTAACATAGGATCTACCTTGTAATTTTTCTTTTTGTTTTTCAGTCCATCTCCATCCGGATGTTTTACGTATTTTTTTAAAAGTATCTTTTCCTAGTGCTCTTCTTCTTGCATGTGCTACTTTTTGTGACTCGCTCATTCTAAGTTTGCTTTCAATAGAATGTAATTTATTATTTCCTCCTTGTCGTAAATTAAATCCATTTTCTATAGAATCAAATTTCTCTATGTATTTTGCTTCTAACAAATTAAGCTCTTCAATATCTTTAGCGTGTGACAAAACTTCCCAAGTAAATGCTTCTATTCCATATTTTTTAAGAGCATTATGAAAATGGTATGTTTTTTCAGAATATCTACTGTTACAGATATGTTCTAATCTTCTTTGATTAGGATCTTGTATGGATTGTCCAATGTAACATCTTCCAGATTCAATGTGTGTCCATTTATAAATGTGCATGCTAATTATCCGCCCTAGGTTTAAGTGCATCACTCAATGCCTGTCTCTGTTCCACCGTGAGACCATTGATTGTTGTGGTGCCGCTGTTGTTTATGAAACTGGTTTTAAATGTATTTCTTGTATCATTGTTGGTTGTGGTTAACCTCACAGAATCTTCCACTTTGGTCCATCGTAATCCATCCCAACGGAATAGTCTATTAGGCAAGAAGTCTGTGCGTAACCAATAATCGCCCTTGTTAACATTAGATGTTGGGAAACTGGTTCCAAATCCTGCAGGATAACCATTGGGTGGTATGCCATCTCCACCATAATAGAATCCATAATGACTGCCGGCTGGTGTATCCAACACAGCATTCACTGGTTGATCTGATGACACAGTCTCTTCTGAGTTGACCCCTTCCAATCTCACATTGCCTCTCTCATCTATTGGAGTAACATAAAATTCTTTAAAATTAAATCCCGATTTTGGAGCATCTGCTTCGGCCTGATTTACCACTGCTTGATTTATTTGTATTTCTTTGTTGTAAGTGCTCATGTAACTAGCGAGAGAACCCGCTGTGGTAGCATCACCTAATATGTCTCGGAATTCTTGGCTGTCCACTAGAGTTTTTAATTTTAATCTCAATAGGTGTGGCCAATAAGTGGGCGAAAATCCTTCAGCAGATCTATTCACATCTTCTATGACATAAAAACTTTTTAGAGCTATCGGTATGCTGGCATCCAAACTGTAATCATCCTTTAAATTAGGAAATTCTACCACATCTCCCGACATGGGTTTTCTACCCAATCTTTCTACAACATCTTGTAGATGCACTGTCAAGAAAAGTGTGTCGTTTTGCAGGAACATTCCAAACTGACTAAGATTAAAATCTGTATCTTGCACATTGTATATGCCTCTTATGGTGTACACATCTTTGTCATATTTTCTGTCTCTGTTTTCAAGGAATAGTAAATCTTGTATGGTTCTTTCGTTGGTATTGCCCTCGTAATTGGGCTGCTCGGGGCTGGCAGGGCCGTCTTTATTGGTAGCACCCTGATCGTACGGTCCTATATATTTGTGGAAAAAGATGTCTACTCCACCCACTTGGAACATCTCATTTATAGTGCGATCAAAGAACCTATAATCGTTGCCTTTTTCCGGCCTGTATATTGATAAACGTGGCATACAACCATATTTATGGAAAAGGTTCTGGCCATAAATATCCATATGTCAGAGCTGCAAACAAGACAACAGGAAATATTCGATTACGTCAAAACTAACCTAGGAGATGGTATGATTGACGTAGAATTAGACCCAAAACACTACCAAACGGCACTGGAAAGAGCCATTAATCGCTATAGACAGAGATCCAGCAATGCCGTGGAAGAAAGCTATGCTTTTTTGGATCTAAAACAGGATCAAAACAAATATATATTACCTGACGAGATAATCAATGTCAGGGACATAAACAGAGCCACAGTGGGATCCAGGGGAGATGGACAGGGAGGAACACTTTTTGAACCTTTTAACTTGGCCTATACCAACACCTATCTGTTGAGGGTGGGAGCCGCAGGTGGATTGGCTACCTACTACGCTTTTGCAGCCTATCAAGAATTAGTGGGAAAAATGTTCGGATCATTCATACAATATCATTATGATAATGCTACCAAAACTTTGACCATAACCCAAAGGCCGAGAACAGACACAGAGAGAGTTCTATTGCACACAGATAATTTTAGACCCGACATTACTCTATTGAGAGATATCTACAGCAAACCATGGATCAGAGATTATACTCTGGCAGTTTGCAAAATAATGTTGGGAGAAGCTCGAAGTAAATTTACACAAATCAATGGACCACAAGGTGGCACCACTCTAAATGGTGAAGCATTAAAAAACGACGGACAGGCCATGATGGAAAAATTAGATCAAGAGATCAATAATTTCATTGATGGTGGCATGCCTACCAGTTTTATTATCGGTTAATTCTTTTTATTATCTTAGAATTCTTTAACATATCAGATTAAATAAATCTGATTATGGCTAACACAGGCATTAAAAAAATTCACGATCTAACACTCGAAGAGCTTGAAGATCTAGTAACCGCGTTGGAAAATATGAGCAGAATAGCCGACAAACCTGCAATGCGAGAACAGATATTAAACACCGTTAAAAAAACTCAGCAAGAGATTGCAAAAAGATTAAAAAACCTGTAATATAGTTACATGCTTATAGGATTAGTAGGATTGATTGGGTCTGGCAAAGACACAGTCGCAGATTTTTTGGTCAAAGAACACAAATTTCAGAGAGACAGTTTTGCAAAATCATTAAAGGATGCCGTGAGTGCAATATTTGGGTGGGATAGAGCGTTATTGGAAGGAGACACACAAGAGAGCCGAATGTGGAGAGAAAGAATTGATCCCTATTGGAGCAACAAACTCGACAAGCCAGTGACTCCGCGATATGTGCTACAGTATTGGGGCACAGAAATCATGAGAGGGCATTTCCATGACAGTATTTGGATAGACTCGTTCACTGCTCGCTACAAGGGTGGAAAGATAGTACTCAGCGACACAAGATTTATCAATGAAATAGAAACCATTAGAGCATTAAAAGGCCGAGTTGTGCTGGTACGAAGAGGTCCCATACCCACACAAAAAGAAATGCAGGATAGATCAGTGCATCAAAGCGAATGGGACTGGATAGGACAAAGATTTGATTATGAGATAGACAATTCAGGCACTTTAGAAGATTTAAAAATAAAAGTGGATGTTATGATCAAGCATCTACTTCAAGATCCCCAATAGACCAGCCCAATTCCTGTGTGCTTTTTAAACGCTGGCAATTGGAACATATGGTTTTCAAGTTATAAACAGAGGTGTTATTCTTGTTCCCATCCACATGGAACACGTCCATCTGTGATTCATGCACTGCTTTAAAACCGCATAACTCACAGCGTGCTTTTTTACGATAGCCCGACAAGAACCAACGAGTAGGACCATTAACTCTTAAATGCTTCTTTTTGCGTATGCAAGTATCGCATTCACTGCGCCAATAGATTTTGGTGCCCTTTTTATAGCCGTAGGCTCGGGGTTTGGATCTACAGGTTTTACACAGCGGTCTTTTCATACATGTGTATTTACGTGCCCTATATAGGCACCAAAATTGTCAAGATAACGCCGTAAAAACCGTGCAGAACAATAAATAAGTC